GGCATTCGTCCCACAACGAGTGTCGTTGCGAGTCCTAGCAGGCACCGCCTAACAGCGGGAGAGCAGAAGGGTGTAATAACCCTTCGCGAACGACTCTAGTGGAAACAAATAACCATGACAAGAGCAGAAATCTTCATCCACCAAACGAGAACCATATGGTCCAGTCTGGGAATGAGGGGATATCTACCCTTTCATGATACACTTGTCCTTCGAGTTACATGGGCGTACCTAATGCGCTTCCGACAGAAATGTCGGGACAACGGTAAGGTATGGACATGCAACCGATACAAACTGCTGCATCTTGCAGCAGTTCGTATCGCGACGCTCGACGCTCTTCCTGATACTCCGTACAATCGACGGAGCGCCTCAGGTGTACCAGTAGAATTACTTCCGCTGGTACCACTGTTGCGCTCTGCCCATTGTAATGTAGTGCGTGTCGCGTTAACTACCACTCGTTGTTACGAGACGATAGTTCTTCCTCCAGTCCTTGACCTGGAACCTATTACAGATCCAGGTCAGGTGTTGGATGAAGTACTTGTAGAAAAGCTCTCTAGCTTCTTCTACTTGTGAACGCAACGGCTCCACATATGGAATATCCGTCCGCCTAGCCCTGACAAAGTAATGGGGAATCTAGTAAAAGGACCTAACGGTCCTAGTATTTTGACTTCCCACTACGATGCCAAGGCGGTTTGTGCGGACCATGCGCTTCATAAGGCCCTAAGTTCACTGGCCTCCCTTACAGGAGGACAGTGAATAATAGACCTTATGGAGTACATGGCAACCCACACTCCTGACAATAACTACCTGCATTCTCGAATCTCCCTACTTTCACAGGGAGGCGGGAAAACAAGAGTTATTGCCATAGGCGACTATTGATCACAAAACGTTTTAAGAGGTATTCATGATAAAATCATGAGCATCTTAAGACGTCTTCAAACTGACGGCACGTACGGCCAAGAAGCTCAAGTAAGTAGAATCTTACGAGAGTCCAAAGGTCGTCCGTGTTACAGCTTTGACCTCTCGTCAGCTACCGATCGATTCCCTGTCAGAATACAGGTCGCATTACTGCGACACATATTCGGGCAGGAGATCGCCG